TGAATGACTGGTAACCACCAGCTGAGCGTGCAGTATTACCCTGAACACCAACAGCTGCTGATACGTTGAATGAGTGAATCATGTCGTGCTCGACATCACGGCGAAGCTCTGTACCACGCTTCTTGAGCTGGTAAGCATATTCGTCTGCAATGCCTGCCTGATCTACTGCACGGCGTGTGCCTGATACAGCGATTGTCTTACCGTTGATCTGAGTGTAGTTACCCAGACGAGTGCGGTATGGACCAGTGCGAGCAAAGCGATCGCCGACTGCAGGAGTACCTGTACCACCAGCAACAGTTGGCTCGATGTAGTCAGTACCTTCAGCAATGCGTGAAGAGCCTGGAGTATCGAGTTGGTCTGTCTGCCATTCGTGATAAATTGCAGTTGCTTTAGCTTTGCCAACAGATGACATGAAAGGGGTTTCATCACGAGTGATCATTGTGATGAAGTTAGCTAGATCTTCCCGCTGGGAAACATCTTTGCCAGTTCCGCGAGCTGGACCTTGTGGTCCACCTGTGCCGCGTACACCAAGAGTGCTTGACATTTATTTATACCCTCCTAAGGTATTAAAGATTTAAGGAGCGTTCGGCAAGAGTTCTTAGAAAGGCTTGTTGTTCGTCAGCTGAAGCTTGACCACTTAAAGTGCGTCTACGAGTAGCTTCACGTGCATCTTCTTTTTGTTTAGATACAGACTTTGCTTTCCTTAACGGAGCCTTCTTTGTTGGGGTTGACTTACGTTTAACAGCACCTTTAGTAACACCTTGTTTAAGTCGGCGATAGTCATCAACAAACTTAACAATAATAGGATCAGCAATAGAGTCTAAAACTTCAGGGGAAATTCCTTCATCAATAGCGAACTGCCGGATTGCTCCAGCGGTTTCTTCATTGAAATCGGGAATAAGCGTTGGGATTGTTTCATTGAAATAATCTAACTGCTCTTTCCATTCAGTTTCGTTTGATTGCTGCTCCTGTTTAGTAATCTGAGTAACAAGTTCTTCCCGTTGTTTACGAGCGTTCCAGTAATTCTTTTGCGCTTGCTCACGTTGGTCCTTGAGTTCATTTACTTCGTAGGTATCACCGTCTTTACGAGCTTGTTCAATTTTAGATTCAAGCTCATGGTATTCGGCTGCTAACGCTTGTTCATTAGAATATAATACCGCAGCAGATGCTTTAGACATTGAGCCTAACTCATTTACTTTTGTTTGGTATTCTTCTTCCAACTCTTTTCTTGCGTCACCAAGTTCACGACCCTTTTTAGAAAGATGCTGTTCAGTAGAGTAACCTTTAATCAGGTCACCAAAAGAAACTTCGGCAAATTCGCCATCAACTTTGATAACAACCTTAGCTTCTAGGTCTAAGTCTTCAGTAGCATAAACATCAGATTCATCGGTAGCGGACTCTTCGTCGGCATCTTCTTCTTCAGTTTCGTCTTCGTCTTCTTCGACCTCTTCTTCAACTTCTTCGCTATCGGCTTCATCAGACTGTTCTGGGTCTTCTTCATCTGATTCTTCCGGGTCTAACTCAGGGACTTGCTCATCGGGTAGAGATCCTACGAACTCGGAGTTTCGTACAATGTCAGCCAGCAAGGCGTCTTCAGTTTGACCGTTATTAACCTCTGCGGTAGAGTCATCCATTTGGGTAGAGTCCATTTGTGCTTCGGTATCCTGTTCCATTAGTTAGCCTCCTTCTTTGGAGCTGCTTTCTGGGAATTCAATAATTGTTCATAACGCTCGACAAGTGCATGCATATCAATTAATGTCTCTGCATTAATCTTTGCTTTTCCGGCACTGCGCATTGAATCGTACTCAAGCGTATTGATCATGTCTTTATAATTTTTAAGTAGAGCTTCGATATCAATCGGTCTCATTTGTATCCTCCATAAGGTGTGGGATGTTCTTCCCATACATCTCGAAGTTTATCATTCTTTCCTTAACACTACCAAGTGCCATGGCTGAAGAGTAGAGGAACTCTCGAGATTTAGTTTCATGCGGCTCCGTCTTGAGCCACTCTAAAAAGAAGTCAACTAAGACTTCACCATATACTTCATCAAAGAACTCATCCCGTTCTTTGGCAGCGAAGTGCCCCTTTACGTGAGCACGACGCGCCAATTCTTCAGGATGAATTTTATGATTACCGTATGATTTATTATTACTCAGCCTCGTCTCAGCTGACTTACGGTACTTATCCATTTATCCTCTCTTATTGTGGTGGCTGTGGTGGTTGTAGTAAACCACGTGCCATCATTAAGATTTCTTTATACTCAGGATGTGGAGGAAGATCTGCACCTTCTTTAAGCGCCTTAATACTAAGGTCTGCCCACTCCTGGAAGTGTCTATCAATTGCTACTGCAAGTTGCTTAGAGTTATCATCGAATGTATTCTTTGTCTGCGCATTCGTATACATAACATTAGCTTCTGACAAAGCAATATCTGCTTCAGCTTTTCTTTGCTCAGCCTGCTTAGCAGCGTCAGCCATTTGAGACTGTTGCTGAATTGCCTGCTGCGCTTTCTGCTGAAACTCATCGGTAGTATAATCTTCAAGGAAGTCATTACTATCGAGATCCATTGCTTCAATTAACTTAGTTGCTAATACTGCAGGGGCAGCTGGCTTAACAACCATACCTGCACCTTGCTGATTAAGAGATGGCAGAATCTCTGCACCAATCTTAGATAGCTTAGCAATCTTTGTAGCATTTGAGTTTTCACCGATATCAAGCAATACTTCAACTTCCATTTTAGAAGGAAGCGTCTCGAGGTTAATAGTTTTAAATACCCCTTGCATGTTATAAGTGAAGTCACCTTTCAGTGATCCTTTTAAAGTATGATATACACCACTAACTAACCGCTTGAAACCTGTCTCAGCGAATCGGCGTGCGATATGCTGAATACGTTTCTGCGCAGCTGATTGCACAGCTGAAAGCTTTTGCTCAGAGTTACCTGATACATATAGTGTATCATTCAAACCTTGAGCAGCCTTTGACATACCAGTAGCTTGCTCTTTAATAAGCTGTAAATGCTCGAGCAGCGGTACAGTACCTGTAGAGATTGCCTCTGGTGGTAGCTGTTGAACTGCACCAACAGGGCTTCCATTAGTTGGAATGATCTGCTTAGGTTTCATATTCTGCAGCGCACTAAAGTCAACTACGTTTGGATCAGCTAGCTTCGGTGAATAGTTAGTAAGATATGTATTCTCAACAAAACCCCGTAGGATTGCAGTAGATGCAAGTGTTGAGCTACGTGTGAAGTCAGCCATTGATAGACCGAAGTATTCGTGAGGAATACCAAACGGTACAATATCAGCAAGCGGAATCATATCACAATCTTCTTCATGCAGGATAAAGTTACCTGCTACGATAAGATGCTTAAGCTCAGCAATACCATCACCATCACGATCTACGTGTAGCCAGCATTCAGTTACAATAACTTCACGACTAGCTTCAAGGGGTGTCTCACTTACTGAATTTGAACCTTGGTAATACTCTTGACCGGTAATTTGCTTTCTTGCTGCAACGTCTTGTGCGTAGTCCATTGCACCATTCCAGGTTGCACCATCTGATAGCTCATCCCAATCTAAAATAGCATCAGCCATATCTGGATAGTACTTACGGATTTCAGACCGGGTCATGCTATTCTGGATACCAACAAAAGAAGCATCTTCAATTGATGTTGCATCCCTAGAAATACGGAAGTTTTCCGGTGGTACAAGCTCAAGCTTAACGCGAGACTTGTTAATTCCCCGGCGAACACGCACATTAACATATATAAGTTCTACTTCTGGTGCCATACCATCGGAAGTTGGCTTAGCACGGTTCTCAAATTCCAGGTCCCCTACTATCTCTAAACTGTCATCTGATAAGATTTCATCTAGTTTCGTCTGGCTAATCTCTTCATATTCTTCGAATACGTAGTCGTAGTCTTCAATATATCCCCAACGAATAACAGAGTTCTTCCATAGTAGCGCGGATTTCATCCACTGCTCCATGAGTTCCCAACCATTATTCTGTTTAAAAATTGCATAGTTCACTAACATCGCTGCATCTTTAGCACCCTGGAATGCACCTGGGCTATCGTTCCATGGTAGGAATCGACCAATGCGCTGGTTGCTTAGGAACAGATCACACAATACTGCGGTATATGCTTCAATAACTTCTGTAGTTGAAGTGTCAACGATTGCTGAAACACCCTGAGGTGCGAGGTGTGCAACTGGTAATCCAGCATACTCATATGTTGCTTTAAGCCGTTCTCTTGCGAGGTCTGATGAATTAAGCCAATCACCTGTTGAGTTGTTTACACCACTCTCAATCAGATTAACTAACTGCTCATCAGTTACACTTTCTTTATACCCTTGAGGTGTAGACATTAATACTTACCTCCGGTATTTGAATAAATTGGTTTAGACTTCTCTAGTTCCTTTACAGAATACTTACCTGCTTTAGGGAGAGGCGCCTGCGGCTTCTTAGCTGGTTTCAGCTTTTGTGGTTCTTGAACAAATCGTGACATGTACCGCTCCTGGGTTTATGTTCTATGTGTACGTACTTTAGCAGCAATCTTTTTAGGTTGCTTTGAATGCTGTTTACCAGCTTTCGTATCTTTCCGTTTCTTCTTAGTTGTTGCAGCATACTCAGCAGCTGATAATGCTTTAACAGCAGAAGCCGGCATATATCTTTCGCCAGTGGCTAATGGGCCTTGAGTAGAGGGTTTACCACTTCGGGTCCGCCATTTCTCCGAGGTCCATTTGCTTAGGCTCTTTTGCGTAGGCTTCTTTGCCATTAGTCTCGGTAGCCTCCACCCTTTGCTTTATATTGCTTAGCAAGCATTTGAGCTTTACGAGCCGACCATTGGCCCGGTCTACCGCCTTTATTGCTTGCTTTAATGCGGTTAAACAAGTTCTTTCGCATGGTCGGTTTTGTATAATTCCCTGCTGCATTAACTGCCATCTATTCATACCCCTGTCCTTTTAATCTACGGATCTCAGCCTCTAGTTCTTCAATACGGTGAGCCCTCATCAGCGCTTTACTACGCCATTGATTACGAGATTTGATTAGCTCTTCAGCATATTTCTCATCTACCATTTTACTTTATGCGACCAATACTTTGCAGATAGCGGGCCTGCTGGTGCACCTTGCGCATTATGACGAGCATAGTAAGATTTCTTACGGGCTTTATCTTTAGCAGACTTAGGGTTCTTACCTGCGCCTGTTACGCCCTGCTGACCAAACCTAATTAGTTTTTCCTTACCACCCGACCTTGCAAGGA